AAGGGATTATTGGGAGAATTGACGGATGAATGATGAAGCACGCAAAATTGTCGCAACCCTCAACAAAAAGTTTGGCAATAATGTGGTGGTTATTGCGTCTGACATTCGGTCTGATCTTATTCCTCGCATTACTAGTGGCTCTACCACTCTTGATTATGTATTGGGTGGTGGTTTCCCTGGTAATCAATGGAACGAACTCATTGGCGAGCCATCGCATGGAAAGACAGCGGTTGCGCTTAAGACAATTGCAGCAAATCAAGCACTGAAAGAAGACCACACGACTGTGTGGGTTGCTGCAGAGCAGTGGGTGCCAGAGTATGCAGAGATGTGCGGAGTCGATACCAGCAAAGTAATTGTTATTGAGACAAACATTATGGAAGAGGCTTATCAAGCCGTCATAGAGTTCGCAGAATCAAAGTCAGTAGACGCCATAGTTATTGACTCCCTTCCTGCCCTTTCACCAGCCCCCGAAATGGAGAAGGACATGAATGAAATGACTGTTGGAAGAGGAGCACTCTTAACTAACAAGTTCTTTCGTGTAGTTGGTTCTGCAATCAAGCGCAGTCTGGTTGAGGATGAACGTCCAGTGCTCGGTCTCATAATCAACCAGTACCGCATGAAGATCGGTGTAATGCATGGAGATCCTCGTACCACTCCTGGTGGTGAAGGAAAGAACTATGCATTCTTTACTCGTTGCGAGATTCGCAGAGATGAGTGGATTGAAGTTGGACCTAGCGGTAATAAGAATCGTGTAGGTCAACGCATCAAGGTTCGCACATTGAAGAACAAGACTGCACCACCACAGCGTGTTGCATATTTTGATTTCTACTTTGCAGAAGGTGGAGATTGTGCTGCTGGTGAATATGACTTTGCAAAAGAAGTTGCATCTCTTGCAGTAGTCAAGGAGATCATTCAGCGTAAGGGCGGATGGTATTACTTTGGCGAAAGAAAGTGGCAGGGTATTGATCCAGTGATCGCAAGTATTCGTGAAGAAGTGGATCTGAAAGAACAGATTCAAAAGTTAGTGTTTGAAACATCAGATCTACCAATGGCGGAGGACAGCGATGACTAAGAAGTTTGTAGTAAATGACGAAGAGTGGGCGCAGGTACTGGAGAAGGGCGTGGAAGATTACACCGACATGCTTTTTGAAGCGGTATGGGATGGTACTGAAGATGTAATTCCTGAGACCTTGTCAGGAGAACCATTCTGTGGTTGCGGTACTTGCTTCTGGAGAGAAGCACTGTTCTTCCTTGTACCACGATTGATTGAAGGTTACGAGGAAGGCAAAATAGAACTTGAAGACTGAAGGTCAGAAGCAATCCCAGAAGCATGAGAAGAGACTTGCCAAGAAAGTTGGTGGGTCTACTAATGCTGCCTCTGGAGCCTTCTGGTCTCGCAAAGGTGATGTACGTTCAACCGATCTATTGATTGAACACAAATGGACAGGCAAGAAAACTAAAACCATTAAATCAGACGAATTGAAGAAGATAACTACTGAAGCAATCCTTGATGGAAGAATGCCAGTGTTTGGCCTTCACCTTGATGGAGTGAACTACGTGATACTTCTTGAAGACGACTTCCTAGAGATGAGAGAGAACCTAGACAACCATGGAAGACTTTGATGAACCAGAGTACGCATGGAGATACAAAGCACGATGCTCAGGCCAAGACACGGATATCTTCTACCCTCCTCGTGACAAAGAGCAGTATAAAGAAATCGCTAACAGGGCAAAAGCATTCTGTTTTGGTGAAACAGGAAAGAACCCTTGTCCAGTACGAGCAGAGTGTTTATGGGACGCAGTTCGACGAGACGAGCCTCATGGAATCTGGGGAGGACTTAGCCACAGAGAAAGAAACGCCCTCATGCGAAAGTGGCAAAAACTAAAGAAGAGCAAGAAGACACAACACACCCTAGAAGAGTTTATTTTCAGTATAGATAAGGACTACTAATGCCTTCCAAGACAGACTTTCAGAAGTATCTAGATACTAAGAAGACAGATAGCCGTCTTACTGGTCACATTGAACGTCACCTCATGAAGAAGGCACCAGGAGAGCGAAGCACCACAGTGCTTCACCCTTCTGAAATGATTAAGGCTGACTTCTGTCATCGTTACTCCTATTACCTACTTACTGGTGGTAAGAAGATGGAGAAGAACCCAGGGCTTACACTGCAGAACATCTTTGATGAGGGTCACTTCATACATGAGAAGTGGCAGAACCGCATCTATGAGATGGGCAATCTCTGGGGAGATTTCAAGTGCGTTAACTGCAAAGGAATTACTTCTGGGTTGTCACCTGCCAAGTGTCAACACTGTGAGTGCGCCACACTAAAGTACGACGAAGTTAAGATGCTTGACCCAGAGTTGCGTATTGCAGGACACACTGATGGCTGGGTAAAGAATCTTGGTGATGATTTCCTTATTGAGATCAAGTCAATCGGTGAAGGAACATTGCGCTTTGAGGCACCTGACCTTCTCTACGATGCAGATGGTGACTTGAACAAGGCATGGAAGAACATTCGTCGCCCATTCAGAGGTCACTTGTTGCAGGGACAGATGTATCTAGAATTAGCCAAGCGTATGTTTGGAGACTCAGCGCCTAAGGAGATTGTGTTCTTGTACGAGTTAAAGTCAAACCAAGCGTACAAAGAATTCACAATCAAGGCTGACTATGAAGTGGTAGATAGAATCTTCTTCAAGGCAGAGAAGATCATCAAGGCAGTTGAGGCTGGAGTAATGCCTCTATGTAATGTGAGTGATGAAGGTTGCAAGCAGTGCAACCAGATTGAGGAATGATGCTAAACCTAGGTGATGGATCAAAGCAGGCTGTTGAGAAGATGAAGGCACAGAACATCAACCTGTGGCCTGAGCAGGACAAGCAACCACCCATGCCCAAGGACATCTCCCTGCTGGAGAGTGATGAACTCAGCGCCTTGTTTACACGCCTGACAGCCTGGTCTAACTTTGTAGCGGGACAGTTAGCCGCATCACAGGTAGACGAGAAGGTGCTGGAAAAGCGCCGAGACATGCTTGAGGCAAAGTTGCTGATTATGAAAGACACCAGTAAGGTTAAGGGTGAACGAGTGACCATGATGAAGGCTCAGGTGATGGCTGATCCAGACTTTATGGACGTTGAGGAACGTTATATGAGTGCCTATGCGTACCGCAAGATGTTAGAGGTTGTGTACAACAACTTCGAACGTGATGTGGCGTTGGTATCCAGAGAGATCACTCGTCGAACTAATGACGTACGAACGGGACGAAAGGATAAGTTCAACACATGAAAAAACTACTTACACTATTTGTATCAATTTTGGTACTGGGTACCACGGCGGTACCAGTACAGGCAAATACACCACCAGCAATCGCAGTTATTGATACTGGTACTAACACATCCTTATTTAAGGACAGCATTGTTTATGAGGTCTGTTTAGTGTCATCGTTTAGATGTCCAAATGGAAAGATGACGATGGAAGGAACTGGAGCAGCCCACCTTCCAGAGACTAAAGATAGAAACTTTAGCCATGGAACACAGATGATTTCCTTGGCTCTTCGCTTCAACCCATCAGCAAAGATCATTCCTATTCGTATTGTAGGCATGACACCAACAGGATCACAGGGTTTTTACACGATTGATGATGTGCAGAATGCACTCAACTGGATTGTTGCTAATCGAGTGAAGTACAACATTGCAGTTGTTAGCCTTGCACAAGGAGCAATCTTTGCAAACTGTAAGGTTCCAACAGGAATGGCTGAAAACATCGCAGCACTCAAGGCAGTACATGTTCCAGTAATAACTGCAGTTGGTAACAACAGCAATCGTACAAATGTGTTTGCTCCTGCATGTCTACCTGACACAGTCTCTGTTGGTGCAACAGACAACCCATGGCCTGGCTCACAGCCTATTGAGTACAATCCAAATGCATCTCCTTACATTGCTCGTTACAGTAACGGCGCACAAGGACAGACAGACTTCTTTGTAAATGGTCGCTGGAACGCTATGCAACTAAATGGAACATTGCGTTTTACTACTGGAACATCAGGTGCATCAGCAGCCTTTGCTGGTTGGTGGTTACTGAATAGAAAAGAAACTTTTGAGGCTACATTCAATGCATTGATGGCTACAACTGTTGATGCTAAGAACGAGTTTCAGACAGGAAGATATGTCCGACTCCCATAAGAATATTCTGCAAGAAGCAGATGACCTCATACATGGAGATCGCAATTACACTTACGACCATCCACTAGACAACTTCAACCGAATTAAAAAGGGTTGGGAAGTTATTTTTGGTATTGATATTACTGAAGAACAAGTAGGACTAGCGATGGCATGGGTGAAGATTGCACGAGAGGCATACATGCACAAGAGAGATAACTTGACGGACGGGGCAGGTTATCTTGGAACCATTGAGATGGTTATAGATGAAAGAAACCTCCGTGCCAACAAAACTATTTGATGGTGGCTTAACAGATGAGCAAGTCCTCGTTGCGATTGGTATTGACCAATCGTTAACGGGGTTTGCTTTGTCTGCAGTAAGTGTTGCAGAACCAGAGAAACACATCACATGGGTATACAAGTCTCCTTATTTTGGTATTGAAAGGCTTGTAGATATTCGCCAGTGGTTGATCGACACCCTTGACTATGTGTCCGAGAATCATGTCATCACCGACATCGCTATGGAAGGTTCAGTCCTTGCTAGTCACTCAGCCTTAGTCCTTGGGGAGTTGGCTGCGGTAGTTAAGATGGCACTCTACGATTATTTTGGCGAAGATGAGATGGGTCGTTACCCATTGAAAGTTCCGCCAATGACATTGAAGAAGTACGCCTCAGGTAAAGGAAACGCCAAAAAGCAAGAGATGTTAATGCAAATCTACAAGAGGTGGGGCATAGAGTTCAATGATGACAACGCCGCAGATGCCTACGCTCTAGGAAGGCTTGCTGGAAAAACTGCGATTGATGAAATCGAGAAGGCAGTAGCCAAACAAATTGAAGACCCTAAATACCGAGACCAAGCAAGACTTTAGCCTTACCCTTTGGTTAGGAGCGGCACACTAACTCGAACCAAAGGACTAATAACTGTGACAGAATCAATTTCACCTATCTCTGCTGACGAACCGTTCCTACGTGTCAGCGCATCTTCAAACCCTCAGAGTGTTGCCTCAGCAATCGCTCACGCAATCTACGACAAGAAGGAAGTAAAACTTCGTGCTGTAGGCGCAGGAGCGGTAAATCAAGCAGTTAAAGCAATCGCAATCGCCAGAGGCTATGTAGCCCCACGAGGTATGGATCTATCCTGTATTCCAGGGTTTACCACCATCGAGTCTCGTGACGGTGAGATCTCAGCAATTGTTTTTGCCATTACAGCCAACTAAAACAGCCTTATCCTTAGAACAAGACTAAGGAGTCAACATGGCCAATTGGACAGATATGGGTCACGCAATGCGTCGTCGCATGGGCGCACCTTCAAATCATCATGAATCGGTAGGTAAGAGAATGAAGAATAACCCAACACCAGAGCAAATCGTGGCTACAGGTGCACGAGCCTACATGGGAAGCGCAGCAAATGCGTTCAGCGCACCAGGTGCTGATTCTTATGCTGGAAAGTTAATGCCTAAGAAGAACACACAGGCTGGCGATCCAACAATCATGAACAAGGCAAATCGTCAGAACGTTGAGTACAAGGGTGCACAGCATCGTATCACTGCACGTATGCCTGCTCCAATCAATAGCGAAGCAGGAGCAACGATGGCTAACGCACGAATTGTTCCTTCAGTTATGGGACGCCAAGCACCTAACTTTAACAGCGGCGTAGATAGCACCTACTAAAAATCAGCGACTCATTATCATCGAGTCAGTTCCAACCAGTACAACCAGATATCACACCTCCGCTGTCATTAAGTTCAGCAACAACTGGAAGTGCAGCACAGGCAACTGCGTGGCGTAATCAATCTCTTGGTAGAGGTGGACCTTTAGCGTAC